GGTTAAAGTAGGTTCAACAACTAGTTCAAACATTGCGTCCGCAACTGGAAGTGACTCGTCATTTACTTCAGATAGTTGGGCGGCAAGTTGGCCAGTTATCCAAGCAACTGTTTCTGAACCTACACTAGGTAACGGACAAGCGATTGCTATTAATGGTACAAGTGTAACATTATCAGGTACAACTGTATCGGCACTTGCACAAGCAATTAATGGTGCGGCAATCCAAGGTGTTGGTGCTAAAGTAACAAGCACAGGCATTTTAGAAATTTACAGCGACGGTACTTCAAGTTCAGATGGCACTACAGACGACGGTGCTGTTATTATTGAAGATCTAGCAGGTGGTTCAATCAAAGCGGATTGCGGTATTACAGCAACTTATTATTCAGGTGTTGCAACACAAATTTCAAAACACTCAAGTGTTCCAACTTGGAAGTCAACTGACACTGTTACAGTAGCAGGAACTTCAAGAAGCGGCATTAAACCAAGCGGAAGTGTTTGGATGAAAACTACTTCACCAAACCAAGGTGCTAATCTAAAAGTTCAAGTTTGGAATGATAACTTAGGTGTATGGAGTACAGTAAGCACACCGATTTACAACACAAGAGAAGAAGCAGTTAACAACATCGATTCAACTGGTGGAACACTAATTCCAGCAGGTACTGTGTTTGCACTAGCAAACTATACAGGTAGAGCAACTTCAGAAGATAGCACAACTGGTGTTGAAAAACTAGTTAACTTCAAGTTATACAGAAGAGTTACAAGTTCTCCAACAACAGTTACTGGAACTGAAGCAGGTGCTAATCCGACTGTTACAGCAAATGTAGGATATAACACTATGTCAATTGCTGAAACTGTTGCAGGTAGCAATGTTTACTCTACAGCAAAAACAGTTACAGTAAGCGGTACAACTGTTGAAGATATTGCAAGTGCAATTTCAGCGGCAGGATTTACAAACATTACTGCTACAGTATCAAATGGTTATCTATCAATTAGTCATGCACTAGGCGGCGAAATTAAAATCACAGATGCTAACGATATTTTAGCAACTGCTGGATTTACAGGTTGGTCAAGATCAAGTGCAGGTGTTGAAAGCGGTACAAACAACTACTACACAGCAGGCACAGATGATGATCACGGCTTTGTAATTTCAAACTGGAAGCCACTTGTTTATGAAGCAAGTGACAATGCTCCAACAGCAACTCCAGCAGATGGTACATTATGGTACAACACAACATTAGACGAAGTTGATCTAATGGTACATGATGGTAGCAAATGGGTAGGTTACCTAAACTACACTCCATATGCAGGTGCTACAGACCCAGCAGGACCTATTGTTAGTGCAACTGCTCCAGCAAAAACTGGCGGACAGTCAGATGGTACTGATCTAGTTGAAGGCGATATTTGGGTTTCAACTGCTGATATTGATGAGTACGGTGTTAAGTTATACCGTTGGGATAATTCAGCAACTGAATGGGTAGCAATTGATGTTACTGACCAAACAACAGAAGACGGTATCTTATTTGCAGATGCACGTTACGGCGCTTCAGGTGCAACAGGTGATACAGCAGGTTCAATTGCTGACCTATTAAGCACAGACTATGTTGATCCAGACGCTCCAGATCCAGACTTATATCCAAGAGGTATGTTGTTATGGAACACAAGACGTTCAGGATTCAATGTTAAGAAATTTGTCAAAGGACACATTGATATTACTGCAAACAGTGGTAAAAACACACGTTACTTAGACGAAGCAATGACTTCATACAAAACTGATCGTTGGATTGGTTGGAATACAACCAAAGAAGATGGTTCAGGTTTGTTTGGTAGACATGCACAAAGACAAAGTATTGTTGCCGCACTTAAGAGTGCAGTAGACAGCAACGATCTATTACGTGATGAAGAAACACGTAACTTTACATTGTTAAGTGCTCCTGGTTATCCAGAACTTACAACTAACTTAATTGGATTAAACGTAGACAGAGGCTTAACAGGATTTGTTGTTGCTGATACTCCGTTTAGATTACAGCCAACTGCAACTAACTTGCAGAACTGGGGTAACAACACAGCAGGTGCTTCAACAGATGGTGAAGATGGTGCTGTAAGTTATGACGAGTATATGGCAATGTTTTATCCATCAGGTTTAACAACAGACGTAAACGGTAACAACATTGTTGTTCCACCAAGCCACATGATGCTACGTACTATTGCAGTAAGTGATGCGGTATCGTTCCCATGGTTTGCACCAGCAGGTACAAGACGTGGAGGTATTAGCAATGCTTCAAGCGTAGGTTACATTGACGGTGAAGGCGAGTTTAACGCTGTTGCACTAAATGACGGTATCCGTGAAACAATGGCTGGAGTAAAAATTAACCCATTAACATTTATTACTGGTAGTGGTTTGGTTAACTTTGGTCAATACACAAGAGCAAGAAATGCAAGTTCATTAGATAGAATTAATGTTGCAAGACTAGTTGCATACTTAAGACGTCAAATGACACTACTTGCTAAACCGTTTATGTTCGAACCAAACGATAAGATCACACGTGATGAAATCAAACAAGCAACTGAAAGTTTATTACTTGAATTAGTAGGTCAAAGAGCATTGTATGACTTCCTAGTTGTATGTGATGAAACTAACAACACAGCCGCAAGAATTGATCGCAACGAATTATACGTAGACGTAGCAATTGAGCCAGTTAAGAGTGTGGAATTCATTTATATTCCACTACGCTTAAAGAACACAGGTGAAATTGCAACTTTGGGCAATCAATAATGGGGATAAATAAAACTATACAAGGAGCAAATTAGATGGCTATTTCAAGTTTAAGCAAATTTACAGTTCCGTTGGCGAGTGACCAATCAGCAAGTTCACAAGGCTTGTTGATGCCAAAACTCAAGTATCGCTTTAGAGTGAGCCTTGAAAATTTTGGTGCTGGTGCTCCTAACATTGAACTAACAAAACAGATTATTGACGTAACAAGACCAAACGTAAACTTTGAATCAATTGCGATTGATGTTTACAACTCAAAAGTTTACTATGCTGGTAAACACACATGGCAACCAATTACAATCACAATACGTGATGATGTAAACAATGCTGTGAGTAAGAGTGCAGGTCAACAGTTACAGAAACAGTTCGACTTCTTCGAACAATCAAGTGCGGCGTCAGGCGTAGATTACAAATTCAAAACTAGAATTGAAATCTTAGACGGTGGTAACGGTGCAAACACACCACAGGTACTTGAAACATTTGAACTAGTTGGATGTTTTGTACAAGACATTAACTACAATCAGTTAACATATTCAGATTCTAACCCAGTTGACATCACAATGTCAATTCAGTACGATAACGCAATTCAAACTAATGGTGCTGGTCAGCCAAACGGTATTGGTAGTGCTATCGGAAGAACAATTAGAACTTTAGCAACAGGCTAACATTTTAATTAGTAGTCATCTGTTTGAAAAGGGCCGGGCGTTAAAACTCGGCCTTTTTTTATGACTAAATATTAGTATGGCAAAATTAACTAAATTTCTTGGAAGCGTAGTAGGTGGCATCTTTGGCAGTGAAGGTGACATGAAAGATTATAAACATGCGGCACGTTTGTTTACTGATGATTACATGGCCCTTGCTCCTAAGGTTGAATTCCTTTATCACGTGTATTTTGATATTAACAAAAGGGCGGCACGAACACCCGGTGCCAATGTAGGTTGGTCTAAATCTGAACCAAACATTGAAGTTGGTATGCTTGTTAAGTCCTGCAATGTTCCAGGAGTACAAGTTAGTACAGAAACCAAAAACCAATACGGTAAAAAGACAAACATTCAAACACAGGTGCAGTACACTCCTGTAACAATGACATTCCACGATGATAATACAAATTTAATTAGTGGCATGTGGCAACAATATTTTAAAAACTATTATGCTGATAGCGGTTACCCAGAAGAACTAGGCAGACAACCGACATACAACGGCAAAACTGTAACAGGTAGAGCGGCAAGAGAACAACAGTCTAGTAATAGAATGGCAATCAGACAAGGTAGATATAGTTTTGGTTTTGACAGTTTTACATCAGGTCATTTTTTTAATAAGATTAGTATATACCAATTAAGTAGACATAGATTTTATGAATATACTTTAATTAATCCTATCATTCAAAGTTGGCAAGGACCCCAACTAAACAGTTCAAGTAGCCAACCAGCAGAAAATCAAATGATTTTGATCTACGAAGGTATCAAATATGCAGAAGGAAGGATTGATAGAAACAATCCTGATGGATTTGCTCAATTACATTACGACTCATCACCTAGTCCATTAAGTATTATGGGCGGAGGCAGTGCATCACTATTTGGAAGCACTGGTGTACTTGCAGGCGGTTTAGATGTGTTTGGTGATTTAATGGATCCAAACGTTACAAGTAATCCTCTTGCACTAATTGGTACAGCGATAAAAGCAAAAAACACTTACGAAAATGCCAAGAAACTAACAAAAGAAGGTATCAAAAACGAAGTTACTAGTATTGCAACAGGAGCCATTACAAATACAATTGAAGATACTGTTAGAATAGCAGGCATCGAAAAAGCAAATCAAACCAGGGCAGAAAGAGCAGTGCCAATAGAAGGCGATGAAGTTGCAAATAACACTTCGATAAGAGAAGATGCTATAGCAAAATCAAATGAAAACTCCGGATACTTTACACCTTATGAACGTGAAAGACTCGACGCTATGCGTGTAAGTCCAGGAACAACAGGTGTTGGTGTATACGGCGACGGTAGCGTAACAGGGTTTCAAATTGCTATTGATCAAGCAGTTGCAAATGGAACTGACATACAATATCAGCCAGGCGATGCAGAAATTTTGAATAAAAATTATTCATATACACAACAAGGTGTAGAACCATTGACAGTTACACCAGTTAATAATTAGGTAAGCAAATGAAAGAAACTTATTCCAATTTACCATTAGATGTTCAGATTAAGAAAAAAGATAGTAGCGAAGATACTATCACTTACTTTGAAAACTATAACAAGTTAGAATTGCAATTCAAAGCAAGCGAAAGTGATGCGGCTATTGCATTTTTTAAAAAACGAGGAATGCAAGAAAGTGCGGCAAAAAGTGTGGCATTTATATTTTTAAAACAGTGTAAAGTTGACGAAGTTAGTCCGTTTGAATTAATTTCACAGTTACAAGCATTAGATCAAAATCAATTAGATAATGTTTTAGGAGAAATTCTAAACATTAATAGAATAACAGTTTCGGCTTTGGGAACAAGAAAACCCGACAGTGGAGATAATCCTGCTAAGAGGAACATCATTGCATAATGGCACGATTAGGAACCTTTGCCAGGGGCAAATACGAACTTAAGAATCCTGACAAATATATAGGAACAAAAACCCCAATGTATCGTAGCAGTTGGGAATGGCACTTTATGAAGATGTGCGATGAACATCCTGCTGTTGCAAAATGGGCAAGTGAAAGCATAAAGATACCTTATAGAAATCCACTAGATGGAAAGTACACAATTTATGTTCCAGACTTTTTTATTGTGTATTCAAACAAGTCAGGTAAAACACGAGCAGAAATAATTGAGATTAAACCAGAGAATCACACAGTAAAAGAAAGTGTTGGCAAGAGTGCTTACAATCAAGCCAACTATATTAAAAACAAAGCCAAATGGGAAGCCGCGGCTAAGTATTGTAAACAGCATGGAATACAGTTTAGGGTTATAACTGAAAAAGATTTATTCCATCAAGGCAAGAGAAGATAAGTATTATTATGACAAAGAAGTTAGAAGAACTGTTAGATCTACCTGAAGTAAAAGAAACTATGGAGCAGGTTGAAACACCAAAAGCCCCAGAAGAGGTTAAAAAGGAAACAGTCAACCTTGAGCGATCAATAGCGGAATTTGATAAAATATCCGCCGCTTTACCTATGGTGAAAGGTTTGGGAGAATTAGCCGATAAAGAACTTGATGATCTAGCAGAAAAAGCAAAACAAAGTTATGAAGATCTAATGGACTTGGGCATGAACGTAGAATCACGTTATGCTGGTAGAGTGTTTGAAACAG